GGAGCGAGGTGGCCTACAAATGAACCTGATCAAATACGCGATCTTTGTTGGTCTTGGCGTGATGTTAGGGATAACCCTAGTAGACATGTCGGTTGGTAGCGAGTCAACTATCAGGAGTTTCTTGTGGCATCTATTTTGAACCCGGATTTCGTTTGGATACCAGCAGCAGCAACAAACGTGATGGAAACATGGAGGCGGCATGGCTGGGTGCCACCATCCGAACAACAGAGTTATCAACAGAAATGGAAAGGTTTCAAGAATGGACAAGATTTCAGCAGCACTGGTGAAAGCGCAGAAGGCATTCGGCCCAGCACTCAAGTCATCAACAAACCCGCACTTTAAGTCGCGTTACGCAGACCTGGCGGCTTGTGTAGAGGCTGTGATTGATGGACTTAACGCCAACGATATTGCTCTGATGCAAAACACGCACGAGTGCGAGAACGGCGTGATTGTAGAAACGATGTTCATACATGCGTCAGGACAAACGCTGTCAGCCGGTAAGCTTCATGTACCTGCTGCAAAACACGATCCACAGGGTTACGGGTCGGCGCTTACGTATGCCCGTCGTTACAGCCTAATGGCAGCCTGTGGTATCGCCCCGGAGGATGACGACGGCAACGCAGCGTCTAAAAAGCCTCAGATCAGCCTACAGCAGTCTTTAGCAGCAATGGAGGCATCAACTTCTATGGACGCACTGAAAGCCGCTTACAAGGCCGCATTTCAAGCACACGGCGCAAACGAGCAGATAGAAGCCATGAAAGACGCAATGAAAGCCAAACTGATGGAGGTCAAATAATGTTCACACACCCCTGGCCATTTCGCAGGTCAGATCCTGAAACCAGCAAGACGCCTGTCAAGATCGAGCGGCCTCGCCAAATACATCTGATGATTCTGAAAGAGTTGATGGCAGGCCCAATGAATGCGTATGAGGTATCACACAAGCTGCCTCACATTCTGTATCAGTCGATCACGCCCAGGGCTGCATGGTTGCTGAGACAGAAACTTGTAGAGATTGATGGGTATCGCAAAGGCTCACACCGAGCACAAAGAGTCTGGAAAATCACACAAAAGGGGATCGATTATGTTCGAGCAATTGAAGAAAGTAAGGCCAAAAAAGCAGTACGACCGCCCAAACCCCGAGTTGGAACAGGTAACTAGCGATGTTCGTCGGAACTTCCCACATCTTTTTTGGAAAGAACATGAACTACACAAGCGGAGATTCTTTGACCAACCAGCTCACCCAGTACCCTACGCTGGATATGTCCACGCTTACAAACCACTTACATCAAGAAGTGCAAAACCAGTCAAAAAAGGCGCCTAAAATGTCAATTCAAAATGTCGCATTGATGCGAGCAATCAACATCCTGAATGCAACAAAATGCCAGTTCAAAGTCATTGCTCCTGATGGTAGTCAGTACGGTGACTTGCAGGTAATACAGAAAAAGAAGAGCAAGCGCAGGTCGCCTGGGTTCATAAAGCACTACTTCAACGTCTACAACATGAAAGTAGGTGAAGTAGCAGCTTTCAAACCTGATGGTGATGTCATGCCAGATATGAACGAGCTAAAAAAGGTTTTAGGCAAACATATCTACAACCTGTTTGGAAAAGGCTCGGCAGTATTCAACGAGGTTGATGGAACGCTTGAAGTCATGAGGGTTGCATGAACCAACGCACAGACGAGTGGTTCAAAGACCGTCTAGGCCACGTAACAGCAAGCAGGGTAAGTGACGCGATAGCCGGAAAAGACACAGCTACCAGGCGCAACTATCTAGTTCAACTGGTAGCTGAAAGACTTACCGGAGAGACGCAGGAGTCATTCACCAACGCTGCTATGCAATGGGGTACGGAGACTGAACCGCTCGCACGTGTTGCGTATCAGGCAGAGCACGATTGGGTGGAAGAAGTCGGGTTTATCAAGCACCCGACAATCGAATGGTTCGGGGCATCACCAGACGGGTTTACAGGTGACGGTCTGATTGAGATCAAATGCCCCAATACCACGACTCACCTAGACTGGAGGCTTGATGGGGTAGTTCCAAAAAAGCACCAACCGCAAATGCTGGCACAGCTCGCTTGCACAGGACGGAAGTGGGTTGACTTTGTGTCGTTCGACCCACGCCTGCCAGAAAAGCTACAGTTGTTTGTAGTTAGATTTGAACCAGATCAGAAGGAGATAGACGCACTCGAAACAAAAATCAAAGCATTCTTAGTAGACGTACAAACAGCAATCAACAAATTGGAGCAGTGATGGTTAAGTATGAACTCTCAGCAGCAATCGGCACGTACCAGAAAGACGGTCAGGAAAAGACCCGGTGGGCGAAGATCGGTACGGTAATGGAAACCAAGTCTGGCAAGCTGGCCCTAAAGATCGACACGATCCCTGTCAACTGGGATGGTTGGGCTAGTTTGATGGAACCTCGCCCGAGGGATGACAAAAATGACATCCCATTCTGATGTAGATCATCCACCCCACTACACTGCTGGCAAGATAGAGTGTATCGAGGCTATAGAGGCTGCTACAACAGGCTTAGAAGGTCTGGAGGCAGTCTGTACAGCCAACGTCATCAAGTACGTATGGCGGTGGAAAAGAAAGAACGGCGTTCAGGATCTCGAAAAGGCTAAGTGGTACCTTGATCGACTAATCCAAGCGCAAGTTTCTCGCTCTCAATAACACGCCTCTCCCAGCCTCGGCCATACGTCTCCCAGGTTGGGAGAGACTTCATATAAGCTAAACGACGCGCACACAAGTCTTTTATCAACTGGTCAACAGGTTGAGCCTCTACAGCCTGCAATGTCATGCGACCTATAGCACCATCCGGGTTTGCACCGACAGCCTCTTGTAGGAGCTTTGCAGCCCTACCAGGCCCACTGTTAACGCACGTATCAAACACAATGTAGTCAACACCAGACGGCAGATCGTCTGCCTTCACAGCGTCCCAGTACCGTCTCTTATAGAACCCGTTCACCAGATCAGGCGTGAGTGCCTTCATCTCATCGTGCGTTACCTGCCTACCGAGATAACCCTCCCAGGCTTTCTGTGTGACACCGAGGTTCGTACAGCCCTTGCGACCGTCTGGCAGTTGATTACCAGGGTCACGCTCGTCATCTGTGAAACCACCCTCAGATTTCATTAGTTCGTCAAAAATAATTTGGTATGTTTCTTTCGCCATGATATAATCATCCAAACAATTCAAACGAGGTGCAACATGAACGAAATTTGGAAGCCGGTTATTGGATTTGAAGGCCGTTATGAAGTTTCTTCATTAGGACGATTTAAGGCTTTAACTAGACAAATTTACTATAAAGACGGTCGCGTTGGTAACTTAAAAGAAAGAATGATCAAAGGATCAATTATGAACAACGGTTATTTAGTTGTATCGCTAGATAGCCATACCAAAAGACTGGCACATCAATTGGTTCTTGAGGCATTTGCCGGTGTGCCAGAGTATAAACAAACAGTAAACCATAAAGATGGGAACAAATTAAATAATTGCGTTGATAATTTAGAGTGGGCTTCTTATAAAGAAAACAATATACATGCTAGGAAAACTGGGTTAAACAAACAACACGGAGAAAATTGCAATCTTCATAAGTATTCAGATCAATTCATATCAGCGGTCAGGAATGTGCACTCTGCTTACAACCCAAGTTATGAAGATCTTGGCCGTTTATTTGGATTAACCGGATGTCATGCTCGTCAAATTGTATTATATAAAACTCGTGCGCAATCATCTGCTTGAAAGCAAAGTCCCAGTTCTTGTTCATTTGGAACCCTTCGCAAAGATTTTCTCAGCAGTACGGCCACCAAAGTACGCAAGCATGATAAGTTGACCCCACTCGCCCAGTAGCTTGACGTAAGACTCGTTCACGCTCCAGCCAAATGCTGAAGCAGAGGCAAACACAAAATATGCCCCCAGAATCGCTATAAGCGTCATAGGGCGTATATTTTTAGACAGCCATGAGTCACTACCCATGTCTGCCTTCCAGCGGTCTGTGACGTTTTGCTGCTCTGCCTTAAACAGTTCTGTTTCGTTTGCCAGCTTTGCAAGTTCGCCTGACTGCTGTAGCTGCGCAAGCTCTGCTTGAGCCTTAGCTTTGGCTTCAGGGTCAGGAATGACTTTATCGAGAACCTTGCCAGCAAACGGCAATAACGCACTAAGCACTGGCAGCATCTTTCTTCTCCAGCATGTTGGCTACAGCTTTAGCACCCTGCCTGCCAGCAATACCGCCGACAGCACCGATAGACAACATCATGACGTCTTTCAGAATCGATAGAAATTTCTCATCGATAGGGCTGATGTTCTCCATATCGTGCTCTACAAATAGAACCCCGAGAATGATCGACACGACAGAGACAACCAGAATAAACGTGAGCGATAGAGCAATGATCGCCCACACCCTGACTTCTATCTGTTCAGCAGTTAAGTCTTTCATGTCAGTCTCTCAACAGATAAAGCATGTAAACAATAACAGCTATACAGATTGCAAGAATGACCGCTAACGCTCCGGCATCCTTAACGCTTTCGTCTTCATCGTTTTCGGGTTTACTGTCCATCTGGCCATGCCTCCCAGATATATCGACCGAGGTTAAACAGGATGATCCCGCCGATACCGAGAACCATCGCAATCAGCGCACGTTCGCGCTTTTGCTTCTCTAGTCTTTCAGCCTCGCGTTGAGCAGCTAACTCTGCTGCCTTTCTACGCTGGACGATAGCGTTATGTTCAGACTGAATCTGATCCCATACATCACCCTGACCAGACCAGATTAGAAACTCTCGAAGTTCGTTAGTCATCTGCTGGACTTTGCGAGCAGCAATAACCGTTTCGAGAGCCTCTGACATGACAGACTGCTGAGGCTTGTCTGACTTGGCCTTGCGTTCTTCGTTAGACGCACGGTTGAGTTGGTCTTGCGTGTCAAAAAGCTGCATGAACTCGCCAAGACATTCATGCGCCTCTTTACCGATTGATATGGCCTTTTTAATGCCCTCGACTGCCGCCTGAGCGGTGGCCAATGCGACAGCGACTTCAATCATTTCACACCTTCAGAACAAGACCCAGCAACAGTACGATGATAAACCCCGCGCTTCCAATCAGAATCTGCTCCAACCTCTTGAGTCGTGCGTTGATTCCTTCATACCGAACAGCGCAGACCTGTTCGTGCGTTGAGAATCGGCTTTCCAGTTCCATCATTCACCCCACGGAGGCACCATCTGAACAACAACAGGATGCTT